CTATAAACGAGTAGTCTTGGTCAATATCATAATTGTAATAATGCTTAAAAATTAAGTTATTGCTTTTACTAGCTGGTACACTAAACGATTTGCTAAAGTCTGTAAATATAGAGCCAATGTCTTTTACGTTCTGGATTGTTTGTGTCAAGCTGACACTTTCATCCGCAAACAAATCAACCCTTTGGTTCTCTATATATAACTGTATGCTCTGCATTATCTTATATTATTAATTTTATCAAAAGCAAATTCAAATGCCATTGTATACTCAACTAGTTTATCATTTAGTCTAGTTTTTTTAGATAATGTATTCACTTGTGGTATGATCGGTAAATACTGGCTGTTTTGATATATATGCACTTGCTCACTGAACAGCATCTCCTCTAATGCTACATTTAATCCCTCATTAACTAACCCAGTGGACATTGTCAATACATCTCTGCTAATTACATTAAAAGTCTGATTGCTATGTACATACGTATTATAATCTCCACTTGCATCAATCTGTGCACTTTTATATCTCTCTCTTGCAACATTTGTTGTATCTGTTCTTTTCATAAAGAAGTAAATATCTTGAAAAGCACCAAACTTGTTCACAAACGTAACTTTGTATGGAGTATATTTTGAGCTACAAATTCTGTTTATTTTAAATACCGTACCATTGACTGTTTTACTTGTTGCTGTTGAAGTTACACTATTATACAAAATGTTTGCTGTACCTAAACTGGGTATATATCCAGATGTGTTTTCTGGTAAAAAAACTTCTGTATTACTTTGAGCTGCTTGTGTACCAGTTACGACCACATTACTGCCCTCTGTAAAATATGTATATCCGTCCACTCCATTAAACGTCGTCACATATGCATTGCCTATTGTACCACCACCGCCACCAGTTGCAGCATAAAATTGTACTGTTATTTCAACTTCTATTTTCTTGCTAGTATATGTGCCATTAAAAGTCGTATCTAAATAATCTCTGCACAACTCGCTTATTTCATATGTCCCTCTGTAAGTTGATCCCTCTTGTACACTATCTTTGCTTAAAATATATCTAACCGTACCATCAATCTCTATTGTACAACTAGATGAGATACCAGCAGTTTGTATGTTGCTTATGTAAATTGGGCTTCTCAAATATCTTTTATCTGCCATCGTCTAATTCTTTTTTTAAATCTAAGCCATACGCATTCATTAGTTTCTGCGTTAGTCCTTTTCTATATTGCTCAAATGGTTTCGTAAAAAAGAAGCTGGGTCTTATGCCAGTTAAGTAAACACTTCTGCTCATTAAAAATATCATTGACTTGCGAGGTAAAAATTTACCTTTGTCATCCCTTACTCCCTTAATTCCTTTTTGAGTTAGCCATTTGTTTATGCCTCCTCTCAATCCTTTTTTTCCAGTACCTCGACCGAATCTGTATGGGCTTGTTGGCGCTTTGTTATACCTAGCAATAGCACCTTGCGGCATAGCACTAGGGTTTGCACCACTCACTCCCTTATCAATAAACATCGCATAGTCCTCTCCATAGAAGTCTACATTTAACTCTGCATTGTCTTGTGTAACCTCATAGTCTAAGCTATTTTTTAATTTGCCAGAACTGTTTTTGCCTTGCTTATTAAGCTCACTCTTAGCACCAGCAATTACATTCATTGCAAACCCCTCTAGCTCTTTTCTTAGATTATCTAGCATTTGTATATATCGTTGTTTACAATTATGTCCATAGTCATAGCCCAACCAACTAGCTTATTTTCAAATCTGTCATAAAAGGGCTCTAGTGTTGGATCTGCTTCGACTTGGTACTGGTTTTGGTATAAAGTACCTCCTCTGAACTTTCCTATAAATCTGTTAGCTACTGCCAGCATAGTATTTAAAGTATAATGCTCATTATCATTACCAATAAATCTGTCTCTTTCTGGCAACTTGTTTGAGTTAATTACATCCATAAACAAAATACTTACATTAAACGTTAGTGTATTATCATTATGAGTAACTGTATTAATGATAGTATGAGCCAATGGGAAAATGTCTTGCTTGTTTAAATTAATCTCTGTCAAATCTCCATACGTCACTGTATTCACATCAACATCTGCTAGTAGAGTATCTTTTATCGTATCTGTGACTAGAAAAAAAGCTCTTGCTCCTTTATTGCTCATTTCTGTTTCATTTTAATTCGTTGCATTTCTAATTTATTTTTTTCGCCTTCATACATTAACAAAGTCAAACAATTATGTATGTTCATTTCTGTTACCTCCTCTAATTTTCTGACGTCCCCTTTGGCGAGTGCATAGATGCTATGGTACCATCCCCACTTAGCTCCGAAGCTTGCTCCAATGTCGAAATCAGCTTTTTGCTCTCCTTTGTCAAAGAGTGTATTGTAACTTCTAGCAATTCGGTCTCTAAATTGTAAAAAAAAAGCAGCGAACTCATAACGACACTCATTGGCATTTCTTGCATTGCTTCGTAATAGTTATCTCCTCTGTATTTTTCAATCTCGTACTTATTATTTTTTTTGTCTTTGATCGGTCTATATAACACAGCCATAGCTTTGTGCATATTGTCCCAGTCTGTTAGATTGTTATCTACGTCTATATACTCTCCGAATGTCATATCATCTAACTGTGGTATAAAACCAAACTCTGTGTCTCCTAGTTTAAACTTGTTTATTAAGCTGGGCTTCTCCGATAACGCTTTATTAATCTTGCTAACTGCTTCTTGTAAATCTTTAATTTTAATTTGCAAAGCATCATTATAAGGCACTTTGCAAAAAATCTCCAGCAACTTTAAACCAGAGTAATAGTCATCATATTCATCATCGCCACCAAACACTTGCATAAATTTCTGGTACTCTCTTAATGTAATGTCTGCCAAAGTCGTTGGCACTAATAATTTTAACTTCATATTTATATAACGTATGTTTTCTGTTTTTGTGTCATCTTACCGCATACTTACCAAAGTTAGGTTTGCTAAGTTTATTGTATATACTATATCTAAGGGCATCAATGCTGTGATTAAAAAGATCGACTGGCTTATTCAGTATATTTCCATTCTTGTCCTCAACCCATTTGTAGTTTTTAAATTCTTTGATTGTATTTAAACTATCTCTTGTAATATGCACCTTGTATCTTTTTATCATATCAATGCCGATATTAATACTGTCTGCACCCTTTGCAGTCGGCTTAATATTCCAGCCCATCCTATATAGCTCCTCAATACTTTTTGGCTCTGCACTGTCGGCAAATATCTCGTCTCTCCTATTTAGTCCTAATGTAACAAATTCGTTATGTATATCTCTGTTTGTCATTCCAGTTCTATATAGCAACTCTTTGATGTACATATTATCGCCTAGTAAATAAGTGCCAATCAAACTTGTACTGTCATTTGTGTAGCCGAAGTCCATACCATAAGAAACAAACTTTGCACCCTCTGGTATCCTATCACACTCTGTAAAAGTAAATATAATCGCTTTGCTTTTTCCTACTTGCCCCAGTCCATATATCTGCCAGTAGTTTTCGTCAATCTCTTTTAGTCTAGTTATCTCATCTTTTAAAGACTGATCCAAAAACGGATTGTCCATATATGTAGTTACAAAGAAGTCAGAATCGTCTCTTGTTTTGACCTTTTCATAAATCCAATGAAACTCGTCGCTAGGGTTATAGTCAATGATTGTTCTGTAACTTGTTCTAAACATCAACTGCTGGTAGTCTTCATAAAACAACTCGTTTGCTTCATTGATGTACAGCAAGTCTCTTTTACGTCCTCTCACTCTGCTAGGTTGCTGGAGTGATATAAACTCAACTAAGTTTCCATTTAAGTAATACTCTCCACTTGATTTGTTATGCCTCTCCTCTGTATATAGGTCATACTCTTTTAGTATCTCAAAAAAGTCTCTCATTACTGTTGCTCGCAAACTAGGAAAAGTTTTTCGGCAGATAGTTATAGTCTTATTGCTATGCCTCTGGCAATAGTCAAATATGATCCATATAAGAATGTTGTAGGTTTTTCCAGAGCGAGTTCCCCCTTGCTCAATAACAATTCGCTTGTCTGAGTTCTGTAAATGTTTAAATACTACATTAGTCCTTAGATTCAACTGTTCGGTCAATTATCTCAACTGTAAACTCTTTTCCATCTGGTGCAGATATCTCTTGTCTCTCTACAAATCCTCTCTTTTTTCCTTTGGTCTTTAAATAGAAAATAGTAGCACTTGTATTGCCATCTGCTATTTGTTTGTGTAATTGACTTTCGGCGAAATCAATAGCAACCTCTTGTATCTCATTTACGGCTTGTTTAAAGCTGTCATCTTTTAACCACTCGTAGAACGTACTCCTTGCTAGTCCTATGCTCTTACAAGCTGTCGTAACCACTCCTAGCGACTTCTCAAGTGCTTCCAGTGTTGCCCTTTTTTGTGTGTCCAATTTGTCCAATTTATTAATAATTTAATTCTGGTAATCCATCGCTATTTATTCCTATTGATATATCCAGAGGTGCACCACAATCATCTTGTTCGCAATTAAAGTTATCTTTTGGGTTTTCATACCCACAAATGCTACAAGTATTTTTCATTTTTATATATATAGTTTTTTTTGTTTTCTTATCTTATTGTGGTCCTTATGTAAAGATTTACTCTTTTATATACCTTTTCTCGGCGACCTCATTTTAACAAAGTTCTTGTTGTTCTGTAACTTTACTATTTTTCGTCCCCATTTTTTTAACAGAGTAGAGTACGCTTCCATCTCGACCTCCTTAGTCCGATAGCTTACACATCCTCCCTCATTTGTTAAGTGTATAACATCAATGCCATATTTCATAGCTCTCAATGCACCTCCATATTTTGCTATGTGTTGCATAGCATAATCGTAGTCTTCTTTTACTTTTAGTCTCTCGTCAAACCTTAATGGGTTTTTTATGATCCCTATTATGTTCGCTCCTATCACTCCTTGTGTGCTAAAGGGACTATACTCTCTGTAAAACTTATAGTCAGCTGCTAACGCAAAGCCCCATACTTTCAACCCCCAGCCATCGCACAATTCAAACTGGTTCTGTACTATCTTGTTTATCCTTTCCTTGTCTATAAACGTTTGCATTTTTCCACCCTCAAACATATGAAAGCTAAGTGCATCGTCATCTACTTGTACTTGCCATTCATCATCTACGTTTTCAAGTATCCAGTTTCTAGTCGCTGTAATACCTTTTACATTATCATCAACCCCTAGCACATTTTTATGATGCTTTTTGTACTCTTTGACTTCACTATCTGGGCATACAATAGTACTATCTAAAAACAATTTGTCAGTAGTTACTTTTCCAGCTCTCCCTTTACTGGGTATATAAACCTTATAATCCATTATTTCTTGTTAAATAGATCAATCAGCTCTCTGCCTTTTTTAACTCTGCCCACACCCTTTTGCATATAGGTATCTGTATATCCGGGCTTTGCCACTGTTTTTATATCAAACATCTCTTTTGCTACTTGCCAATCTAATTGGTTGTCAAAAGTAAAAACTAAATAGTTATGCTCCTCCAATATCTCCTCTGTAATTTCTATCTCTGGCTGTGCATACTTCTCAACTTGCAGCTTCTCATTCAATATAGGCAGATCAACCCCCCAATCATTTATCTTTTCTGTATCCCATTCATTAGCCAGCACATCCCAGTCCCAATCTCCAAAACTGCTATTGTCTTTAATAATAAACTCTTTTTGCTGTTCTGGTGTCAGATCACTAGCTTTTGCAATCCACACTTCTTTTAGTCCAGCTTCAATGCTAGCCTTTAGTCTCATATTGCCACCTAGCACCACATTGTTATCATCAACTACAATCGGTCTTAATTTTAACATCTCTGGAAACTCTTTTATACTCTTTACCAGTTTATTAAATTTATGCTTCTGGATGCTTCTCGGATTGTCTGGATTCTCCTTTACTTGCTGTATGTTAATTCTTTCCATCTCTTTATATAACGTAAGTTTTTCACTTTTTGTGCATATCTATGTTCAAGTCTGTGTAAGCACTCTTGCGATTAGTTCTTGAAAAATAATATGTTTGTTTATTTTCGCTTAAAGGTACAAATTTTATTTCAGCATTTATTTGCTTTTTAGTTTTCCGTTTTTTCCACTTCTTGTACTTCATCCAATATCCTATTCAAATGTTTGTTTACTAACTTTAATTGCGACTGCGTTTTTATCTGTAATGTTTTTTTCATCAAATTACTAATCTGCCTACTGCTTAGTGAGGTTTCCATTATTACAAGCATCAAATCTCTGTATTGCTTTTTCCTACTTAAAACTTCATCAAACAATTTAACTCTATGCAATACTGATGTATGGTTAGCATCTTTAAATCCATTTAATTTATATACATCTGCAATGGCGTGATATGTATAACCTCTATGCTCTCGCAATATGGTATCAAATAAGCACCTTGCATCTACTGTTGTTTGCTTTCTGTTTTTCTGGAAAACATCTATGCCAGTATATATCTCAACTAAGTCTCGTATCTCTTTTTCCTTGTTCATCCTTTATAGTTTCCAACAGCACATCCAATAATAAACGCACCGAGCATTGGTAAAATAGCTTCTAAAAATTGTATCATAATGTCATTTTAACTATATATTGATCTAATGCTGCACCCTCCTCAAAAAACGTTTCATACATAGCCAAGCCTCTTTGGGTCATCTCTCTGCCATATTCATAAAAAGGTTTACTTACATCTGCTATCGCAATATCTAAATTGTTTTTGTCAATTACTAAAAACTTGAAGTCAGTATAGCTACAGTCAAACAGCTGGCAATATATATACACTTGCACACAATACCAGTATCTAGCAGCCGACTTGTCAAAGTTCTTACAATCGGTAGTCGTTTTTATATCTACAATCCCACCCTTGTTTTTTAATATATCTGCTTTCCCTCTAAACGCATAGCCATCTACAACTCCCAGAGCTGGTACTTCAAATTCACTATCGCCGATCAAACTTAATGCTTGTTCGTTTCTCAATAAAGCATCTGCTAATCTCTCTGCACTTCTTTTTTCTTTTATAGTAAATACTTTTGGATTATTAAGTTTAGCTTCTCTGTATGCTTTTGTGTTTTTACTTTGCACATCTATAAACTCTTGTTCTCCAAACTTCTCTGGCTCTAAAATTAAACAGTGCAGTAACCATCCATCTCTCATCGCTTGACTTTGCGCTGATCCATACATTTGATTATATTTATATGTCTTTGGGCTATCCAACAACTGTTTTATGCTAGAGCTACTGTGAGCTAATGTGCCCATCTCTCCGTAGTAAAAGTCATCATCAACCATTTTCTCAATCATCTCTGCTTGATCAACAAATTGTCCGTTAAGTAGTTTTATTTTCAATTTTTTTCTGTTTAAGTTCTTTTATCTCTCTAATCTCTTTTAGTATCTCCAGAAGCTTATCCTCTAGAAATTTAATCCGTTTATCTAGTAAATCCATCTGCTTGCTAAATATAATATCATCATCAATAACACCCCAGCAATCGCAACTGCTGCCAAATCAATTTTTTTCATATTCCGTATTGCTCTTTTACTTTACTCCACCACAAATTGTGGCTATAAAGTTTGTTAAACTCTTTTTCTGTTAATACTTCAATCTTGCCACAATCAGCAACACCTACATAAACCCCAGATAAAAGTCTTGTCCAGTCTTTGTTCGCTATTCTTGCTTTCATAACTCTGTAACTGTTTTCATTATTCGTTCCTTGTGATATTCTTGCATTTCTTTATTCTGCTCTGTAACCAGTCTTATAATGCTTGCAAGGTCTTTATACATCATCTCACAATCTAAAACAATATATTCATCGTCTTGTCCGTACCATAAATACAGCTCGCCATCATTTGCAGACAACGAGTGTATGTCATAAATGTATTTGCCCTTTTCCATTAGTTTGTCCTAAAAAAGTAATATAAGTCTCCGTTTAACCTTATCTCCAACTCATCGCCATCATAACCAGCAAAGTGATGCCCATAGCCATCTGCATTAAAACAATTTTGTGCAGTCTTTTCCCAGTCAATAGCAATCCACCAGAGGTTGTCAGTATTTATACCACTCAAGTAGCACTCTTCTGTAACTTGTTGTATCTCATCCACATATATATCCCAAATAAATTTGTCATCTATGAATCTGTACTCCTTACCATCTAGCACAATACAAAAGTCTTGCTCATCGCTAGAGCCAACCAGATCATCAAGCTCATCGTCTGCAACATCA